TAAGCGTCGCGCATTGCGACGTGGCGGGGCGTATCGTTTGAAATCCGAACACCGGAAGAGCCTTGCGGATCGTCTGCAAACGGCGGTTCTTCGGTGCTTTCGATCATTTCCATATAGCTTACTTGCTTTCCGCCTTCAATGTTGTAATAAATAATTACTTTATCGTCGTACAGATAAACAGAACTTATGAAAACATCAATGATACGTTCGCGGAATTCCATATCGTCAAGATCGCCTTTACAAAACTGCTTTAACCACGCCTTGATCTGTTCTTCGGAAGGACGGACGCGAGCGGCTACGCGAAGTTTCGCAATATCTATTTCAAGATCGGTTTTCTGAACGTCGAGCAATTCCATTTTGTCAAAGATCGGTTGACGCGCCGAAGGCGGGCAGACCGCGAGCGTATCGACAAGCGATCGTATTTCGCCGTTGATCCGTTCTAACTGCTTTTCATAGTCTGTTATACGGTTGTCCCCGAAGTCCTTTTCATATTGAGCAACGAGGGCAGCGGCGATATAATCCATACGATCCGGCGTAAGCACATATTCAACCGTCTGTTCGACGATGTACCATTCAATAAAATCTTTCTTTTCGTTCTTCTTTTTGCAAGTGTGTTCCTTCTTGCGCTTGCCGCAGGCGTAATAATGATAGGTGCTTCCCATCTTTCCGCGCCCGCTTTCGCCTACCATGCGCGTACCGCAATAGCCGCAAAAGGCTTTACCCTGCAAAAGATAATCAATCTTTGCTTTCGCGGCGGCGGGAGCGTGTTTTACTTTGTCTAACCGCTCTTGTACCTTGCGGAACGTCGCTTCATCTATGAGCGCGTCGCAACCGCCCGTTACTTCCTGCCCGTTATAACGGTAAATCCCTATATATTTTTCATTTCGTAAAGCTGCTTGCATACTTGACAATGTAAGCGGCTTTCCTTTTTTGTTGCGGATGCCGCGCGCGTTCAATTCGTCGATGATCTGACGCTTTGAAACGCCTTTTGCGTATTGCTCAAACATATAGCGGATCGTGGGCGCTGTTCGTTCGTCGATCACAAGCCGTTTGTTCTCTACCTTATAGCCGATCGGAGGAACGCCGCCTAAATACGTACCGTTGATAATACTTTCCCGCTGACCGCGCCGGACGTGCTTTGAAAGGTTTGCTGAATAGTATTCCGCCATGCTTTCAAGCAAGCCTTCAAGGATAATGCCTTCCGGTTCATCGGATATATTTTCGGTGGCGGATATAACTTTAACGCCGTATTTCTTTAGCTTCGCTTTATAATGCGCGCTGTCATAGCGGTTACGGGCGAAGCGATCCAGCTTCCAAACAATGACGCGCTGAAACTGTTTTTTGCTTGCGTCGTCGATCATGCGTTGGAAGTCGGGGCGTTCATCGGTACGGCCTGTTATAGCACGGTCAATATATTCTCCGACAACGTGCAGCCCTTCCCGCTCCGCGAAGGCGTAGCAATCGCGTAATTGCCCTTCAATGCTTTGTTCCTGCTGGCTATGGGAGGAATAGCGGGCGTATATGACCGCGTTTAATGCTTGCTGCATGATTATTTCCCCTTCTGCTCTTCTTCCCAGCGCTTTATACCTTCTATAAGGCCAGTATAAAAAACTCTCTGATCTGCTTCGGATAATTCGGACACATTACTAAACAATGTATTCATTTGTTCAAGCAAACGCGAAGGATTACTTTCTTCACTTGCCCGATTTTGTATTTCTAATTGTAGACGCTTCCCGAATTGCGCGACGTCGTTTGAAAAGTATCTGTAAACCATGCTTTCTATCGGCGTTCTACTTGCGGCGGGTTTATCCCCGATGGCTTCAAGATCGTTCAGATCGTACTTTAACATGAAAAGTAATTTTTCAATCGGTATTCCGGTGGCATCGGATAATTTTATAAATGTGTCGAGGCTAATTGTTACGGGTTTGCCCGTGCGCGGATCATAACCCTTTTCAATGCTATCTAAATGAGTATGGCTAATTCCAATCTTTTTAGCATAATCGCGAAGCGAGAGATCGCCGCGCGCTTCCCGTATTGCTTTACCTAATGCGTTGTTGTCCATACACTACACCACCTTTTCTTTATTGTAAACCACACACTACAAGAAATCAAGTCAAAATAAAAAAAGTTACAAATAATTTTGTTGTGTGCGCTTGACAAAATGGATTTTGTAGTGTATGCTTTACACATAGGAGGTGTTAAGCGTGCCGAACAAAGTAAAGGAATATAGAAAGCAGCGCGGAATGACACAAGCGGAGCTTGCGAAAAGCGCAAAAGTTTGTAGGCCGTATTTATCGGCGATCGAGAGCGGGAAGCAAACGACAATTTCAAATGTTGTCATGCTCAAAATTGCAACCGCCCTTAATGAGCCAGTAGGAAATATTTTTTTTAATACATCTGTTGTGTGAACACAACATAAAAAGGAGGCGTAACAATGGCGCGATTACTTGCAGAAGGTGAAGCCCTTGTAGAAGTGGGCGTAATGGGATTGAGAGCGCCGGACGGCAGCATAACGGAAAACGTCAAGTTATTCCGGATCGTATCGGCGCGGGACGTAAGCCCGAAAACAGGCATGACGCAGGGCGAGGAAGCAGCCTGCACAGATATTGCAAAGGTGCTGGCGGAGAAATTCGGGCAGTACATCAACGAAACACGGAGGCTGGCGGCAAAATGAGCAAAAGAAAGAACAACGGGGCGGGCGCGCTTTCGATCTATGAAGGCTACGAAGCCCGCATAGCGGTAAAGAACCGCGAAGAATACGACAGATTAACAGCAAAATTCCGAGTTATGGAAGAAAACTGTTTTGATTTAGGCGAGGACGATAAAGGCGCGCACTTTTCAGCAGCAACGTATAGCGACATAGCAAAGTGCTTTGAAAAAGAAGATTTCGCGCCGGAAATCAAAATGGAGATCGCGCGGGCTTGTTATGCAACCTACATTGACGCATACAAAGGCAAAGAATTTAAGCCGCATATTATTTGCGAGCTTATAGGAAGCGGAGGCGGCGCGCAATGACAGATACAAAAGGCAGCAGAAAATACAACTTCCGCTTTCAAAGTTACCCGAACAAAATTGAGCAGGAGCGGAGGCGGCGCGGCTGGACAATTTGCGAACTGTCCGAGCGCACGGGCATATCAAGATCAACGATCGGAAGCCTTGAAATGCGAGCGGGTGGCGGTATCCCCAGCAAGAAAACGGGAGAGAGCATTACAGACACAACCGCGCACATGATCGCAACCGCGCTGGAGGTTGCACCGGAAGAGCTATTTGAACATTACGCAAGCGCGGCGGCGGAATATGTGCCGCGTGTGAAGCCCTTTGCAACGAGAGCCGAGCGGGACGCGGCAATTATAGCGGCGCTTGATCCGGTGAAATATACAGCGCTTAAAATGTGCGACGTTCTCCGCTGTAAAGATGTTTGGTACGAAATGGAAGATATTATCGCAGAGGCATACAGCGAGCTTGTAGCGGTTGCAGAGGAAGCCTTTACAAGAGGCATTAGCGCGGGCGGTTGCTTTGAAGCGTATGTTTGCGGAGCGGTAAAGAAAAGGTTTTTGCGGATACGGAAATATCACGGTATGCAATGCCGGAAAGCCGATCTTGTTAGCTATGAAGCGTATTTCCCGCTTCACGATCCCGCGTCCTCTTACCGCTTTGAAGATCATCTTGATTTGCGCGAGGAATGCCGCGAAGCCGTTCGGACGCTTTCGCCGGAGCGCCGAAGCGATCCATACATAGCGGAATTGCTGGAGGTAGTAGGACTATGAGAAAAACGGACAAAAAAATAACGCCCATCGGCGGCAACCGATGAACGTTAAGGCCGTACAACAGCCAATTCAGATATAAATATTATAGCAGTTGTGCGGCCTTTTGTCAATACAGGAGGCCAAGAAATGAGAGTAAAACGCCGTGTTTTTGCGGGGAGTGTATGTGAACAGGAGGTTTACACCGTGCCGAGCCAAGTAAAGGACGCGAACAGATATGAGCCGCGCCCGCGCTTTAGCAGCAAGGAAGAGTACGCGGAATTCAAGCGGCAGATTGCCCGCCGCAATTTTGCACGGAAGGTAAACGCGACTTTCTCCCCGCGATCGTTGTATATCACGCTGACGCTGGATCGCGACAACGAGGCGCATACATACGAAGAAATAGACGCGATCATAAATCCGTTTTGGAGGCGATTAAAGCGGATCAATCCGGCTATGCAAGCGGTGCTTGTCAAAGGGCGCGGAAAAACAACAAGCCGCTTCCATATCCACATGATTATAAACGGCTTGACCGAAGAGCAGATACGGGAAAAGTGGAAGGCCGGAAAGGTTACGCACATTTCCAATCTACGCACACACAATTATTACAACGGCGTGGATCACGGGTGGGATTATACAGGGCTTGCAAATTACCTTTTCGACCATTGGAAACCGGAACAGGGAACGCGGCATTACAAAGGCACGCGGAATTTGTGCGATCCGGAGATTGAAACGGCGACCGAAATAAAGCGGGAATATTCCGAAAGTAAACCACCGAAAGCGCCGAAGGGCTATAAGCTGGTGGAAGCAAAAACAACGCGCTACGGATTTATGCGCTTCAAATATGTAAAAATCGAAGAGTGCGAAGCGGGAACGTCGCCACCGAGCAACAGAAAACGGCCTATGAAGTGCTGATCGAAGATCGGCTTGAACGGCCTTGTAAATGTGTAAGGTTAGATAACCGCCTTGTTATATGAAGATGATTTTTGTTCAATTCCCCGTCGCCTGCTTTTCATAGATCACGAAGGCGGCGAGCCGTCAAGAGGATCGTGGAATACCGGAGCGGCGCAACGCGGCGCGAGGATATGCCGCGAAAGCCTCTTTACGGTGAGTTGCCGGAGTGATACAAGCAGGACGGCGGCGGGGATAAACAAAAATCATCATAGAGCAGGCAGCTTCAAGGATCGGCAAACCCGCCCGCAGGCGAGTTCAATTCCTTTGAGCCTGTCCCCCTCCCAGCGGGAGGGGCGGAGGGGTGGGAGAAAAAGCTATGAAGGGAGAAAAGGAAGATGTATTACAAGACTTGCCCGCATTGCGGCAGCAACCTTGATCCTTCGGAAACGTGCGATTGTCAGCAGGAGCGAAGAAACGATCCGAAGGACGCAGCCACCGAAAACAGGAAGGAGGCCGCGAGCAATGGCAAAAATCAAAATGGAAGGCCTTGACACTATGCGCGCACTTCTTGAACAGAGAGGCGCAAAAGTGGAAGGCACAGTTAATCATATGTTGCGGGCTGGCGCAAAGGTCATGCGCGAGGAAATGCAAGCAGCTATGAAAGAATATGAGCTTAAAGACACGGGCGATATGATAAAGTCCGTGAAATCAAGCAAAATCACGCGTACAAAGGACGGCGGGAAATCTATTTCCGTTGCTCCACAGGGGCTTGACCGCAAAGGCGTTCCAAATGCGGCGAAAGCGCTTGTATATGAACAGGGCGCTTCAAACTATCCGGCGCGCCCGTGGTTTACTCTTGCCGTTGAGCGTGGCAGCGAAAAGGCGCTTGCGCGTATGCGGGAAGTGTTTGACGAAGAAATGAGCAAAGCAGGAGGCGGCACGGAATGAATATCTTTCAACGTATTTTCGGGAGGGTAAAGCCTCCAGCAGCAGAAACAAACCGCGCGGAGATTATCGGCGGCGGGAATTCCTTTTCGGCATGGAGTGGGAACGCTTATAGCAACGATATTTACAGGGGCGCGGTTGACGCGATCGCCCGCAATGCCGCAAAGCTGAAAGGATCGCACGTTATCAAATACCGCGACCATGAGCGGGCGGAAGGCGATTGTAAATTGAACCGTATTTTGCAGATTGAGCCTAACCCGTATATGAGCGCCTTTGATATGCTGTATAAGCTCATTACGCATTATTACTTATACAACAACGCTTTCGCCTTTTTGCAGAGGGACGAACGCGGGCAGCTTGTTGCCGTATATCCGCTAAACCCTGTTCACGCTGAATTTTTGAGCGACGCGGGCGGCGCGCTCTATGCGCGCTTCATCTTCGCAGGCGGAAAAGAGGCTATTTTACCGTATGCCGATATTGTCCACCTTCGACGCAATTTCAACGGCAACGATATTTTAGGTGATCCAAACGAAGCGCTTTCCCCTGCTTTGCAGCTTGCACATACGCAAAACGAGGGCATTATATCCGCGATCAAGAGCGGGGCGAGCATTCGAGGCATTTTGAAGCGCACACAGCTTGCAAACGCTGAAATGCTCAAAGAAATTCAAGAAAACTTTGTGAAGGACTACTTGAATATCACGAATAACGGCGGTATAGCGGTTCTTGATAACGCTTCGGATTATATCCCACTGGATAATAAGCCCTACGCGATCGACGAAAAGCAAATGCAGGCCGTTAAAACAAAAATCTATGATTATTTGGGCGTTTCGGAAGCGATCGTAAACAGCGGCTATGACGAAAACCAATGGGCGGCATTTTACGAAAGTACAATAGAGCCGCTGGCGCTGCAATTAAGCCTTGAATTTACGCGAAAACTGTTCAACGATCGGGAACGTGCCTTCGGCAATTCGATTTACTTTGAGAGCGGGCGGCTTAAATTCAGCAGCAACGCAACAAAGGTAAATTTGATCCGCGAGCTTATGCCAATGGGCTTGCTTACGGTAAATCAAGCGCTGGAAATTCTCAACCTTCCGAGCGTAGCGGGCGGCGATCGGCGCATTCAATCGCTTAACTATGTGGACGCTGACAAGGCGGAGGAATACCAGCTTGCAAGAGCTAAAGCGCCGCGCGCCCTTGCTGCTTCTTCGGAGGCGGGAAAGGAGGGCGCGGAAGATGAAGGATAAATATATTTTGGTTATGCTAATGGGAACAAAAGACAGCGAAGCGGACACGTTCCCCCACATTCCGCTATATGCAAAAGCGGGAGACGTTGCTGATATTCCCAGCTTTCAACGGCAGGACATAAGCGGCATAGAGGAAACGCCGGAAGAGGATTACATATCAGCCGGAATTATGGCGGTATTCGATCCGGATACAAACACCTTCAAACCAATACAGCTTTACGCCTTGTTTACAGAATGGCTTGACCTAACAATTATTGCAAGTGAGCATATCACAGGCACAGAAACGGAGGAACGCCGAAATGAAGGAAATTAGAGTATGCGAAATAAGGGCAGGCGCGGCGGCAGGCGCGCAAAAAGCCTTTAGATTAGAGGGAAGGCCGATTGTTTACGATCAGCCGACCAAGATAAACGATCCGGCAGGAACGTATATCGAAGTTATCCGAGCGGGCGCGCTGGATCATGCGGACTTATCCGACGCGAGATTGTTTTATAATCACGATCTAAACAAAGTGCCGCTTGCGAGGACACCAAAAACAATGCAACTTACACTTGACGCGGCAGGGTTAAGCATGGTTGCAGATTTGCCGGACACCGAGGAAGCGCGAAGCGTCTATACGGCAGTACAGCGCGGCGATCTTTCGGGAATGTCCTTCGCTTTCAAAGTGCCGGAGGGCGGCGACAGTTACGACGCAGCGACGAATACACGCACGATCTTCAAGATTGAAAAAGTGTATGAAATCAGCGTTGTTCCTTTTCCTGCATATCCGCAAACAAGCGTTGAAGCGCGATCCGCTATCAGCGCGCGGGCAGCTTCGGAGCGAAAGCGGGCGGAGGCCATTATTAAGGCAAACAAAATCTTGATGAAAGAGGTTTAACAGCTATGAGCGAACAGGAAAAGAGCGTTACCGAGGCGGCGGAACAGAAGCAGACCGCGCCAAAGAAAGAGCGCCCGCGCAGTATCCTTGATCGACTTTATACCCAGCTTGATATTTTGGAGCGGGAGCAGGCGAAGATTGCTTCCGGATACGAAGGAAGTCAAAATCCGCGCGCCGCAAGAACAGAATATCTTGCATTTGCAAAGCAGATCAACGACACAGCACAAACGATTATCAATATCAAACGAGGAGGAAAATAAACATGAAATTTAAGACTATTGCAGAGGCTTTCAACCATTACCGTACCGCCAGCGTTGAGGAAATCGAGCGCCGCGCGGCTGAAATCAAGGGCATTATTTCCACCGACGCAAGCGCCGACGTGGACGCGCTGAACATCGAGCTTGAAGGGCTGGCACAGGCAAAAGAAAACGTACAGAGCCGCGCCGCCGCACATGGCGGGCAGCACAGCGGCTTTAATCCGATCGCAGGCGCGGGCATGAGCTTTGAGCGCCGCGCGAGCTATGAGGCGACCGAAGGCGACGTACTGAACAGCGCGGAATATCGAAGCGCCTTTATGAAACGTCTGCTGGGGCGCAAGCTGAACACCTTTGAGGAAGCGGCCTTTAACCGCGCCATGAGCGAACAGCGCGCCGACGCTTACGCGACTTCCGCAAACGCGGCGGCGGTTCTTCCTACTCAGACGCTTAACGAAGTTATCAGCAAGGCGCGCGCAATGGGCGGTATTATGAGCGTATGCCGTAGCTTTAACGTGCCTTCCAAGATCGCTATTCCCGTAGGCACTCCGCTTGACGCTGCAAGCTGGCACGGAGAGGGCGAAACCGTAGAAAGCGGCGTGCCTTCCGTTGCTGCTATCACCTTTGATGGCTTCGAGATTATGAAGGTGCTTTCTATCAGCGTGAAAGTGCAGAGTATGAGCATTGCAGCTTTTGAAAGCTATCTTGTTGAAGAGCTTACAAATTGCGTTATGGCCTGCATTGCAAACGGCCTTGTAAACGGTACAGGCACTTCACAGGGTACGGGCATTCTGTCCGGTGTTACTTGGGGCGATACAAACGCCTTCACCTTTGACGCAGCCAGCGGCCTTGCGTATGCCGACGTTGTAAAGACCGTTGCCGCCTTGAAGCGCGGTTATTCTAACGGCGCTTGCTGGGCTATGAACAATGCGGCGCTTTATAATCTGTTCTATGGCATGGTTGACGGCAACGAGCGCCCGATCTTCATTGCCGATCCGAAGGCGGAAAATATCGGTAAAATTTTGGGCTTCCCCGTTGTGGTTGATGATTACATTCCAGACAATACCGTTATTTTCGGAAACTTCAACTACATGGGCTATAATCTGCCCGAGGGTATCACGATTGAGGCTTCCCGCGAAAGCAGCTTCAAGAGCGGGCGCATTGATTACCGCGCTATGGCGGTTGCAGATTGCAAGCCCATTGTTTCCGAGGCGTTTATTAAGCTCTCTGCTTCTGTCTAATAGGGAGCGGGTACAATGCTTACTTTAGAGCAAGCCCGCGAAGCTCTACGGCTGGACGGCGCGGACAATGACGATATTATATCGGGATTGATGGCGGCTATTCCGGATTATATAGAGCTTTGCACGGGCGTAACAGCGGAGAAACAGGCAAACGAGCCGCTGGCGGATACTGCAAGCAAATTTATTCTGATTTTGTGGTATCACGCGGAGCGGGTGGACGCTGACAAGGTGCAGCGGACTATTGACAGCTTGCTAAAGGCGTTGCAGCTTAAGGCAGCAGCGACGGCGGCGGGCGCATAAGAAAGGGGTATTGATATGGCGAAGGACTACGCGAGGCCGTTCTACGATAGCAAGGAATGGCGCAAAACAAGAGAGGCTTATTTACATAGCCGAAATTATATTTGCGAGCGTTGCGGCGGGGCGGCTTCCGTAGTCCACCATATCAACTACATAAAGCCGTGGAATGTGAACGATCCGGATATAACGCTTAATTGGGACAACCTTAAAGCGGTTTGCGAAAAATGCCATGCGGAAGAACATTCGCAGGATTTGAAAGCGAGAGGGAGCGCGGCACGCTTAAACGGCATTGCCTTTGATGAAGAAGGCAACGTAATAAAGCAAGCAAACGCGCTGCTTATATGCGGAAGTCCGGCGAGCGGAAAAACAACATATGTTGCACAGCACAAAGGCCGTAACGATCTTGTGATTGATCTTGATTACCTATGTGCGGCACTGACGGGTGAAACGGGCAATGTGCATTTAGATCATAGGCCGATACTGTCCGTTGCGCTGGAGGTACGCGAATTGTTGTATCAGATCGTACAGGCGCGGCGCGGCAAATGGGAACGCGCCTTCATCATAACGACGATCGCAGACGCGCGGGAAATGAAAGCGGTTGCCGATGAATTGCGCGCCGATGTTGTGTTGATGGATACGCCGCTTGAAGAGTGTATCCGGCGCATTCAAGGCGATCCGAGCAGAGCGCATAACAGGACGATAAACGAAAAGTTAGCGGCAGAATGGTTTGAAAAATATAATGCTTCCCTTTGTGGCGGCGCAATCCCCCCTACTCCAATTTTGTAAGGGGAGGGAACGCACCATCGGCGGGGAACCTTTCCTTTCCTCTCCATGACGCGCGTATGAGGGGAGGGGTAAGAGGCGCAAGGCGGGTAGAAATGGGGTGTTTTGCCTTGACAATGAAATACGATAAAGAAAGATTGAAGGACGTGCGGAAACTTAAAAAGATATTGAAACTTGTTCCGCAGGATCGCAAAGACGTTGCGGAAAAGCTCATAGTGGAAATATCTTTCATGGCGGAAACGCTCGCAGACCTTCGCGCGCACATACAGGAAAAAGGCACGGTTGACCATTTCAAGCAAGGCAAACAGGAATTTTTACGCGAAAGCCCCGCGCTGAAAGCCTACAATACAACGATCCAGCGTTACAGTTTGCTATATCGGCAGCTTACAGACCTTTTACCGCCTCCGGAAGTGAACGACAAAAAGAAAAACGAAGTGCTTGACTTCATCACAAAGCAGGGATAAGGCGTGAATTATATTCTTGAATATTGGAGGGCGATTGAAAGCGGTAAAAGTGTCGTATCGAGGCGGGTAAAGAAAGTATATCAAGAGTTGGTGCAGCGGATCGAGCAGCCGGAAGCGGGCGCGCGTTACGTTTTCGACGAAAAGCGGGCGTTGCGTCCCGTGGAGTTTATAGAGCGGTTTTGTAAGCATTCAAAAGGCGAATGGGCGGGAAAGCCCGTTGCGCTTGAATTATTCCAAAAGGCTTTCATATCCGCGCTTTTTGGATTTATTGACAGAGAAACGGGCTTGCGGCAGTACCGCGAAGCAATGTTCTATGTTGCGCGAAAGAACGGAAAAAGTACAATGCTTGCGGGTATTGCGCTTTATATGCTGGTTGCCGATCTTGAAGCGGGCGCGGAGGTTTACAGCGTCGCAACAAAGCGGGATCAAGCACGATTGATCTTTGAAGAGGCGCACAACATGGTAAAACAAAGCCCACAGCTTCGGGAATTGCTGAAAAAACGCAAAGGCGATCTTTACTTTGCAAATACTTTTTCCCGCTTTGAGGCGTTGAGCAAAGACAGCGGAAGCATGGACGGCCTAAATTCTCATTGCGTCGTAATTGATGAATTGCACGGAATAAAGGATCGCAATTTGTACGAAGTTATGAAGCAATCGCAGAGCGCGCGCCGCCAGCCGCTTTTGATTATGATAACGACGGCGGGAACGGTACGCGAATGTATCTTTGATGATATGTACGCCTACGCCTGCAATATCGTTGATGGCGTTTATAAAGATCATACCTTCTTGCCGATCCTCTATGAGCTTGACAACCGCGAAGAATGGACGCAGCCGGAAGCGTGGCAAAAGGCTAATCCCGCTTTAGGGACAATAAAGAAGCTGGACGATCTGCAAACAAAGATTGCCCGCGCGCGGAACAGCCCGAACGATCTTCGCGGCCTCTTGGTAAAAGATTTCAACGTTCGCGATACATTAAGTACGGCGTGGCTGAATTTTGAGGATATAGACAATCAAGCAACCTTTGATCTCTCCCGCTTCCGGAATAAATTTGCGATCGGCGGCGCGGATTTGTCAAAAACACTTGATTTGACGTGTGCAACGCTTTTGATGATGGATAAGGAAAGCGAAACTCGGTATGTAACGCAAATGTATTGGATACCGGAAGAAACGCTTGAAAAGCGCGTAGCGGAAGAAAAAATACCGTATGACAAGTGGCGCGAGCGGGGATTGTTACGCACTTGCGCCGGAAATACGATCGACTATAAAGACGTTACGGCGTGGTTTTTGGAAATGGTGCAGGAATATAAAATCATTCCGGCATGGATTTACTACGATGCATGGAGCGCCCGCTATTGGGTGGAGGAAATGAAGGCGAACGGATTTGAAATGATCCCGTGCATTCAAGGCGCAAAAACGCTTTCACTTCCTATGCAGAAGCTGGGCGCAGATTTGCAGGCAAAGCGGATCGTTTATAACAACAATCCTATTTTGAAGTGGTGCTTGACGAATACAGGCGTACAAACAGACCGCAACGGCAATATAGTTCCGGTCAAAAATCAATCAGCAAAGCAGCGTATAGACGGAATGGCAAGCCTGCTTGACGCTTATGTAGGCTTAACGGAGAAATACAACGAGTATTTAAGCGCATTGTAATATTAAAAGGGGAGGAATTAGAGCAATGACGGCGGAAGCAGCAATCAAAACAGCACTTGAAAGCGCAAATATTCCTTTTGAGCGGTTGACATACCGAGGGGACGCGCCCAGCTTCGCGGCGTATCAGCTTGTTTTATCGCAAGAGCGGGATTTTTACGACGATGAAAACGAGGCGCTGGAACACACTTTCAGAATAGACCTTTTTTCACGTACGGAATACATAACACTTCTTCGCCGCGTGTGGCGGGCGTTAAAAGCAAATGAATTCTATGAGATCAGCGCCGAGGCGGAAATATTCGAGCGGGATACAAAGCTATATCATATCGCAATGACAGCGAAATATCTTGAAAGCATTGCGGAGGTAGAGGAATGAAGCTGAAAGACAAGAAAATACGTATCTTGCAATACATTCATTCGACGGACGAATACGGCTTCGGCCTTGATGAATGGCGACCGATCCATAACGGGCGGCTTTGGGCGTATTATAGGCAGCTTTCCGGAAGTGAGTTTTTTTCTTCTGCTATGGTAAACGAAACGGAAGATGTTGTATTCACGGTAAATCATCGAATGGACGTATCAAGCGAAATGCTTATAGAGTACGGCGGCAAATATTATGAGATAACCCGCATTGACGATTTCGAGGGATACAAAGACGATCTAAACATTTATTGCAAGCTGGCGGCGGATCAAAATATAGAGGTTACAGAGCCGCAGACGTAAGAGAGGGTGCGCGCATGGAAGCATTACCGCAAGAAATCCTTGATATGATCGCGCTTGCCGTCGCGCAGGCGGCGCAGCAGACGGCGGAGGCGTTGCGATCGGAACAGAAAGCCGCGCCAGAACGCAATTATTTCAAGATCATGGAAAAGCTGCTATACAGCTATCCGACATTGAAGCGCATTGTTTCAGATAAGGCGGAATATACAAAAGTTGAGTGGCAAGGGCGAAGCGGCGTTGTGCGTTTCAATCCTAATGCAACGTGGAAAAGTCAAGAAGATAGAATTGAGGAATTGGAGAGGGACAAAGAAGCGGAATACGATTTGACAACGAAAGAATTTCGGCGGATTGATCGTGTTGTGCGGGCTTTCGAGGATCGGAAAGAATTTGTTGTTATCCGTATGTACTACTTCAACGAACAAGCGGACGGAACGCCGCGAGCAGCGGACGCGCCCGAAATAACATGGGAGGAAATCGAAGAAGCACTTGACAAAGGCGTGAAAACGCTGGGACGCTGGAGAAACAACATTGTAAACGATATGGCTATATGCCTTTTCGGGATCGACGCGGCAATACAGGCCGGAACGAGCCGGAAAGGAAAAGAATAAACCCGCCTTGCCCTTGTAGGGTAAAGCGGGTTTTCTTTATCATCTTTTGCAGATGATACCGAACAGGCCGTTTACAAAGATGTATCGCGGCGCGTTCGGATTTGAAATGTAATGGCGGAGAGTTAGGGATTCGAACCCTA